GACCGCCATCCTGTATGTTGTCAAAAGTAAGGTTAAGTATGTCAGCGCGGCGCATTGTAGTTGCATAGCTAAATTGTATGGCTAAAGCCAAAGCCCTGTAGCCCCTAGCTATAGCTTCGTCAAGCACGAGCCTATAGTTTTCTACTGTAAGTCTCATTCGCTGCTTTTCCGGCTGCTCTTTCTTATCGAGCAACGGGGCTGGGTTTGTATCTAAAACAAAGTGGCGCCGTAGCAACCCCCATTTCATGAAGCGATTAAACTCAGGTTTGACTGCGTCTTGTTGATATCGTGTCAGCTCATCCCACCATAACGGGAAGTGATCCATCTGCACATTACGAGGATCACAAAGCGTGTCGAACTTCCGCGCAAAGACGCCAAGCTCTAACTTCGTTTGGCGCCACTTCGGTCTTGTTGCTTGATTGGGGTCTTTAGTTTCTTTGTAGCGTAAGTACTGTTTTACCAACGACAGCCACGCACCTTGAGTAACAATGGCAGCCTCTTTCAGTAAACGCTCTGCCTCAACTACAGCAAATTCCTCTGTGGTAGCTGTTATAGTCTTCCAGCGCCCGTTTATTTGAGCGCGCCACTTACCGTGACGCCCCTTATTGTCTTTGTATACCTTCATTTTTTACCTGTAAAAGGCGCCTCTGCGTTCGATCCAAAGATCGCGTGGTAATACTCAAGACTTTCGTACGCCTTTACGCACTCTTGCGCAAACGCCTGTGTGTCTACGCCTAACATTAAAGCCCACTTATCAGTGTCATGCGGTGGTATGCGCACTACGCCCTGTTCCACCTGGCTGATCATTGTGAAGTATTCTTGCCCAACTAACCGGGCAAACTGTGCTTGAGTGTAACCTTGTGCTTGGCGCTGTTCTTTGATTATCGCCCCTAAGCGCTTGCGCCTTTCTGTAGTCGTTTTATGCGGTCTATTGCCGTTACCGACTTTCTTACTCGCGTTCATTTGTGCCTTCCTAGACTGATATCGCGTTATGTTTGTAAGCCTCCATTATATATAACAAAGGTATATATACATATCAAATACTGCTGTATGACTCATTTGTCTGTTTTGTCGTGCTTGTGTCACTAAAGTCCGCCCTGTCGCTAAACACGACACCTTTCGTCGCATTGTTAAGGAAAAGCTAAAATAAACTTGCCTAGGTTTTCTCGATGAGCTCATAGTGGCCGCGTTGACTGAATCGTTGACCGTAAGAAGAAGTCTGCCAAAAGGTTACTTATAGGGGAGGTAACTATACGGTACTAACCGTACTGGCAGTCCTGTAGGACTTCTTGCAACAAACAACAATCAACAACAATTCTTAATAACAAGCGACTAGGGGCGCGAGAGCAGAGGGCAGGAAACTATGAGCGGTACGACTCCAAGTGATTACGAGTTAGTAGAGTGTTTGTGGGAGGCAAAGATGTATTCTGAAGCCGAGCAAGCGTATCTAGAAAGTATTGAGAAGTTAGACCTACAAGATACAAAGGTAGGTCAGCGTTTACTTTTCGATTTAGCAGAACCACTGGCAGAAGCCATCAGACAACGGCAAGAGGAAGCTGAAGCAAAACTGTTTCAGCCTGGGCAAAAGCAAGATTGGCAACGTCTACTACCTATGACTGACCCGCTCGAAGGCGCGATCACTGTCGTTACAACTACAATGCAGCAACTATCAGGTAGCAAAGCGCCTACCTATCAACAAGTCGCTATTGCCGTCGGCATGGCCTACATCCATCAAATTAGATTTACGAGATGGGTCTCAGAAGACCGAAAATACGCAACTCGTTTCCTGAAGAAAAACGCGCACGTATTAAGTAGCAAAGTCCAACACAAGCGTTTTATCACCAATTTAGAAAAGCGGATCAAAGAGTCGTTAAATTTAGACGAAGCCTGGGAAAAAAAGAAAGTGTTGTTGAGTGTTGGTGCCGTGCTTCTTGACTGCCTGACCCTAACGCACCCCAACATCATTGAGCTACGGCAAACAGGTAGCCGAGGTAAAGCCGAAGCGCAAACAGTCTATTGGACAGATGATTTTTTGTCTGACGTCGATTCGCTACACGCCCTCGCCGCAACATCATCGCCCGTTAAAAAACCAATGCGCGTTCCCCCAAGAGACTGGTCAATAAATCAAGAGAGCGGACGGCTTGAGGGCGGCTACTACATGGTGCAACACTCTGTATATAGAACTGAGTGGCATCCTCATAAGTTGACGCCATCGCCCGAAGCAATAAAAGCGCTTAACACCATCCAACGGACTGCCTGGGACATCAACGACGAAGTTCGCGGATTCCTGCTACGCAACCCTCAACTAGCGCCACAGGTTCCGCTACAGAAACCACAACGTCTACCAAAGCATTTGTGGGAAACATTAAGCGAGTCAGACCAAGCGGCCGCACGTCAGGAATTTCAAGACGAAAGCGCACGATTTGTGTCTCAAAACTCGAAGGCGATTACGTTCCGTCGTCAGATGCTTCACGCACAAGAGCTGTGTGGTCAGCCCTTCTGGCAACCTCACAGCTTTGATTTTAGGGGCCGTCTTTATCCGTCAAACCAAATGCTTACTAACCAGGGCGACGATATTAGCAAAGCGCTGATTCGTTTCTATAACGGTACACAGCTTGGTGAAAACGGACTAAACGCCTTGATGATCCATGCGGCGAACTGCTACGGCAAAGACAAATTGTCGTTGTCTGAGCGGGTGGACTTTATCGACGAACTCGTACCGCAAATTTTAAAGTTTGACGACGATAAGGTCGCCCTAGCACTGTGCGCCCGAGCGGACGAGCCAGCTTCATTCTATGCGGTGTGTATGGAGCTTATGCGCGCTTTACGGTCATCGGACCCAACAGCTTTCGTAAGCCATATACCGATCGCAGTAGACGGTACGTGTAACGGACTACAGATCCTTTCGCTTTTGGGAAAGGACCAAGTCGGTGCGGAAAAGACGAACTGCACGTCTGCGCCGACCAGGCAAGACCTCTACGTGGAGGTCGCTCGATCCGTGCAGTCAATAATCAAATCGCACTTGTCGGACAGCACGTTCTCTACGGAGATGAAGGCGGTCGCTATGTCATGGGACACACTAATGCAGCACGAAGCAAAAGCTCGCAAGGTTGTGAAGCGTGCTGTCATGACAACAGCGTATGGCGTTACTCGCGAAGGCATACGAGAACAGCTAGTGGCTGATCGTCATTGCGATGGACTACCGATTCCCAAGACCGCAGAGTTTGAGGGACTGACGCCCATACAGTCTAGGCACAAGCTTGCCGGCTACATGCGCGATTGGATAGTCGAAGCGCGCGTGTCGGTGGTGGTAGAAGCGGTCAAGATCATGGACTACTTCCGCGAGGTCGCCACAGTACTCGCCAAGCAACAGCGTAGCCTAACGTGGAAAACGCCTGATGGTTGTCTCGTTGAACAAAAGTACGTGGTGTTAAAAGATACCCCAGTGCGCACCTTTGATAACTGGATGCGTCGACTACGAAGACCTACCGATAAAATACAGCCGTCTAAAATGGCGGGCGCTGCGGCGCCTAATATCGTTCATTCGTTAGATGCAACAATGTGTCGCATGGTGGCTAATCGTCTTGCCGAGCAAGGCATTACCGAAATGGCTTTTGTCCACGATTCCTACGCAGTTCACGCCTGTCACCTTGAAACGCTCAACAGCATCATTCGCGAGGTAGGCGTTCAGCTATTTAAGGGCGACTGGATACGCGAACACTTTCACCCCCTGCAAGTAGCTGTCCTACCCGACAGCATCAAGATTAGTACACCACCAACACAGGGTGAGCTAGACGTAGCGCAAGAGCTACTAAACGCCACCTACTTTTTTTCTTAACTACAATTACAGGAGTTTTCGATAATGAAGACTGTGAAACAACTAGCAAAAGGCGAGAAGCCTGTCGGCATTTTCTTTCACGTAGACAAAAAGTCTACTGTCATCACTACGGTTGAACCTGGCCAATACAAGCGCGGCGATTTAGCAGAAGACAAATTTGGGCACATGATCTGCCGAGCTGTCTACGACCCTGCTGACGGTGACCCGGCGTACGACGTGCAGTATGAAGTGACAAAAGTTTTGGGTGGAACGCCGAAACCTAAAAAAGATGAAGTGGTCACCGACGCTGACTACGCAGAGCCACCCGAAGCGCCAGCAGAGTCGGATGACTGAATCGTTGACCGTATGACCAAAAGCCTACAGGAGGACAAATGGCATACGTCAAGTTTGTTACTACAGCGTTTTCAGCGGCATACCCGTCGCTCGATAAACCAGACACTACATCGGCCTACCCTAGCAATGCTTACGAAGTGACTGCCCTGCTTCAGCAGGATGACACAGAAAATCTTAAGTCATTGCAGGAGGCCATCAACCAAGCGGCGCAAGCAGAATGGCCTAACGCAAAAGCTGACGACTACAAGTCGCCACTTCGGAACCTTGAGGATGGTGGCATCAAAGTCAAATTTAAATCTAAGTCTAAGCCACCCATGCAGGACTCAGGCGGCAACCGTCTACCTGACGACGTCAAGATTTTTGGCGGCGATCTGATTCGCGTAGCAGGCTCGGCTAAAGCGTATAGCGTTGGACCGCAAAAAGGCGTGACGCTCTATCTCAACGGCGTACGTCTCATCGAGAAACGCGCTACTGGCTCAGATGACTTTGGAGGACCGGAAGATGGATTCGTCGTTGGTCAGTCAGGAAGCGAAGAAGAGGTGTTCTAGAAATCAGGTAAACCGGACGTGGAATCGTCAGGACACAGTGATTTTTCAAAGTTTCGGTATGACTCGGCGCGAGTGGCGCGAATTACCGAACAATGAGCGAAAAGCTTTCCGTTTAGCGTGGATGGCGCAGCAGGAGGAAACGGACACTATCAAGCCTACTTGGACTCCAGGCTATGTGTACGTATTGCGTCATCCGCGCTATGCGGACCTTTGTAAGGTAGGTGAGACGGTGTCGCCGACTCGTCGCCTTATGAACTACAACAGTGCGTGCCCATATAAACAGTACCGCTATCACTTTATGTGCCGTTGTGCCGACACGCGTTTTGTAGCGCACTCGTTTTACGACCGCTTTCACGAGTCTCGGTTACACGGTGAGTGGTACGACTGTCCGCCCGAAACCGCAGCAAATGAGCTACGTCAAATTCGGGAAGAGCTATGCAATTAGATTTCGATGGTCTAGGTGGACCACAAGAACTATACGTCCCCATCGACCCAGTACCTGCCTCACGACCAAAAGTGTCGCGTTACGGTACGTACTACAGTAAGCGTCACCAACAATACATAAAAGATTGGACCACCTGGTTTAGCTACGCTAATCCCTGCTGGGCCTATTTAGGTACTGAACGCCTAGTCGTCTCGCTAGAGTTTGTTTGTGCGAAACCCAGAACGACAAAACGGGAATCGCCCAGGCACGACATCGACAACCTCGTAAAGCTACCACTCGATTGTATGACGTCATCTGACATCTTCTGGAAAGACGATGTACAGATTGAGTACCTGTTCGCATCTAAAAGATTCGCTCGACAAAAGGAGGAGCCGCACACGCGGATTAAAGTCTTTTGGATTTCATGACGGAGGGGCTATGTCATCCAACTACATACGCAAGGAGGCCTGTGTCGCTTGTTCAAGCTCAGACGCCTTTGCGATATATGATGACGGTCACGGCTACTGCTTTAGCTGTCATCACTACGAGAAGAACGTCGAATCAAGTGACGTGCCTAATCAACAACCATCAACACAACCAACCAAAACACAACCACCCGCACTGCGTGGTGAATACGTCGACCTGCCAAAGCGTCGGCTTTATGAAAAAACTCTACGTAAATTTAGCTACAGCATTGACGCTGAAGGGAAGCACTACGCGCCTTACTACAACAAGGAAGGCAAGGTAGTCGCTCAGAAAGTACGGACACCGGAAAAAGACTTTTATGTCACGGGAGACCTAACAAAAGCCGGCCTATTTGGTCAGCAACTGTGGTCACCGGGGCAGCGTTTAGTCATTACCGAAGGCGAGATAGATTGCCTGTCCTACGCGCAGGTGACAGGCCTTACATGGCAAGTTGTCAGCGTACCTAATGGCGCGTCTGGTGCGCTTAAGACTATCCGCAAACAGATCCAGTGGATCGAGATGTTTGAAGAGGTAGTCTTTTTGTTTGACCAAGACGAACCAGGCATTAAAGCCGCACGAGAATGCGCTGCAATACTTAAGCCTGGCATCGCTAAGATCGCTAAGATTTGTCTTAAAGATCCCAACGAAATGCTCATCGCCGGTAAAGACGGCGAGCTAAAAAATGCAATCTATTCCGCGCAACCCTACCGACCTGACGGCATTGTCGCAGGTGAGGACATAGTTCTCGCTGACGTGCTGAAGGGTGTACCGAAGGGTCTCGACATTCCCTACCTAGAACTTAACGCAGCAATACGCGGCTTACGTAAGCGTGAGCTCGTCCTGCTATGTGCCGGCTCTGGTATCGGTAAGTCAACACTAGCGCGTGAAATCGGTTTCTACCTGACCGCAGAACACCATCAAAAAGTGGGCTACGTGATGCTAGAAGAAAGCTTAAACAAGACAGTGACAGGCATGGTCTCTATCGACCAACAGGTGCCGCTGTCTGACCTACTAGAGAATCCTGAAAGGATTAGCCGTGACCGTTGGCAGCAGTCGTTCGATGACTACGTGACAAAGTGCGTTTTCAACACCGAATGGGGATGCCAAGACATTGATGAACTCGTTGGAAAGCTTCGCTATTTCGCTGTTGGCGCTGAGTGTGATTTCATTATCTTTGATCACATCCATCTCGCCATCTCTGGTCTAAAAGACCACGACGAGCGGAAAGCAATCGACAACCTGATGACCAACCTGCGTCTGTTTGTAGAGCAGACAGGCGTGGGTCTCATCACTGTGGCGCACCTGCGCCGCAACAACAACAAAGACTCCTTTAACGACGGTGGCTCTGTGTCTCTCACAGACCTGCGTGGTTCAAGCGCCCTTGAGCAACTGGCTGACATAGTCATTGCCTCAGAGCGCAACCAGCAAGGCGACGACTCAAACGTCACACAGCTACGTCTACTAAAGAATCGACCTTACGGTGTCGTCGGACCTGCCGGCAAACTGCACTACTGCTCCGACCGGGGTCGCTTGTTGCACTACGACGACACATTCTCGCCCAACGATCCCGTTGGCGACGTTCCGTTTTAACAGCAGGAGGTAATATGGAACTCAACCCCGAGGCGCTTGCCATTGAGGT